ATACCATATTTCTCTGCATCACCAGACTTTTGGTGGGTTAGCTTTGCTTCAAGCGGAATGTCCAAATATGTCTTGCCGTCCATTTCAAAAACCCTAAAATCTTGTGTTGCTGTCAAAACGTGATGATGTCCACTTTCGCTGTGTCCGGCAATGTAACTTTTGGTTTGCTCTAACTCTGTAGCCTTGTTTGGTATTTTGTCAATTTGTTTGAGAATTACTTCTCCGTGTCGTATAATGTTCATATAATTTAGATTAGTTTTTCTTTAATTTGCGTAACAAATGGTGGTGTATTATATGGAATATAATCAAATGTATAATCTGATCTGTTTTCCTGCCACCTTGGATCAATCTTGCCAACGTTTATTTTTTCATCATCCCGGAGTATAACTTGGCTGTTAAATACCCAAACAAATCTAGGAATGCTATAACCTTCAAACAAAAACTGATAACCTCTTGGCGTTAACTCCCACAAGTTATTTCTGCCAACTTTTCTGTAAATCCCAAAGTATTTTAATTTCTGAAAATCATTCACTTTGTTATGTTCCTCAAATACTTCACGGATTTGGAATGACTGACGTTTATTTGATTTCATCCATTCTGACGCCTCGTATGCAAGATCAACTAATCTGCGATCCAAAGTTTTCTTGTAAGCCCTCATCAGTTTTTTACAGCAAGGGCATTTTTCTTTTCCTTCCTTTAACTTAATAGGGTCTAGTTTGAATAAATCTAATTGATTCATTTTATTTCCGATAAATAAATATCTACTCCTTGTTTGTCAATTTTATGTACCTGCTCTTGATTAACATACAGAGATAAATGCTTTGGTGAATCATCTTGAATCACGCCAGCATATCTCAGTCCATCAAGAATAGGTTTAGCACAAGTATAAGCGTTATCAACATCAAGCAAACGACAAGTTCGTAGTGTTATTGTTACAGCAGATTTTTTGATCGGCAACTCAAATGGTATCCCGTGCTTTTTAGATATAAAACTTGTCCAAACGTTATCTTTCCAAACCTGATTCCATTTCGCGCGTTTCATATAATGCAAGCGGTGATTCAGTGAATGAGGAATATACCTGATCTGCCTGCCGACCATTGCTTTGTTTAGTGTTAGTTTTATTTGTTGCATAATAACTGATTTTGGTGGTGGCCGGTTGTGCATTGGTCCGGCCACCTATGAACTTATGTACTGCTTGGTTTTAACTAAGCGCTTTGGTTTTCACCTTCTTCGCCCTCGCCATTGTTTTCTTCACTTTGGCTTTGCTCGCCTTCTGCAAAATCGCTTTGCGTTTCGCTTCCGACTTGCTCAGTGCTTTCTTCGTCATACATGAATGTTAGACATTTAATGATTAATTGCTTTTTGGCTTCTAACCTATAAAAGCTAAACTTTGTTAAACATAACAGATTTCATCTTTTGCAATCGTATTCGGTTTTTCTGTCTTTCTGCATTTTTCAAATACTTATTATTAGTATTTATTTTTGTCAGACCAGTTTCTTTTGTAGTAGGCACTTTTGTACCCCCTACAATTTGGTTAGGGGTCCTCTTTTTCCACCTAGTTTTGCCCACCTTATCCACAACTTTATACCCAGTAAAAAGTGACTTATTATGGGCATTTGTTCCCAACCTATAAAACATTTTTCCACCAGAGAACGCCCGTTTTTTTGGAGTATTTAGTAACTCACCTGATTCTGATCTAACCTCTATCAGACCCAATTCAGTAAGTTTTGTTATAGCCTTACTGATGTGATTTGAGGCCCTGCCTGTCTTGGCCATTAGATATCCGATAGTAATCCAATCCTCTTGCTTTCGCCTGCCAGTTTCCAAATCCTCAATCCACCCAAGTGTCTGCCGGACAATGACCAGCAAAACTCGTAATTCCACATCTTTGAGATTTGGAATTATTTCGTCCAAAATCACATTTGGCACTTGAGTTGAATTAGGGATAATCATATTCGTTGATTAGATTAAAATTGAATATCTTTAGCCAGATCCTCATTTTCTTGCATCACAACTGGCTTTTCATCAATAACTTTTGCAGGAGCTTTTTGCAAGAAGGATATAAGCTCACTTGCTGTTCCTTCTCGGCCGCCAGTTAACTCATCATAATTGAATCCTGCATCAATTAAATCTGCTTTGGTGTAACCTTTATCAAGTAACAGATTTTCAATAAACTCTATCTGTTTTTCGCTTGGTTTAATAGTTTCACTACTCTGGACATCAACTACAGATATATTATCTGCCTGTTGCATTTCCTCGTGGGCATAAATACCAGATAAGTCATTAGAGAACGCTTTACGCAAAGCAAGTGCCTCTGCGCATTTCCCAAGCATCAGATAAGGCATTTTTAGCCACATAGGCGAGTAAATCTGCTTACCTTCTTTGACATACGCCTGAGCGTATTCTTTCCATCGAGCTGAGGCCGTAAATGCAACTTTATTACCTTCTACCATTTTATAGACTGTAACAGTTGCTTTTTCAGGATGATCTTTATTTTCATCGTCATAGATAGGATCTTCTATCCCTGCTAACTTTCCTGACCTATCGGCAATAGCTCTAAAGCCATCAATCCCAGTTTGTATAACTCCTACCTCACCATCTTTGGTCCTTCGCTTAACAAAATGAATTTGTTTAGAGAATGGATCAAGTCCAGTTCGGTGAGCTACCATAATGAACAGTTTTAACTCATCAGGAGTTGCGCCTTTGGCAACTGTGCGAATTATTAAATCTAGCTGTTCCTGAGTATATGGCTTTTTTGTAGCCAGTTCATTATTTGTCATGACTACCTCCTATTTTAACATATTGTTCTGTAGTAACTTTTCTTGGCTCTGACTTCTTATTTGATCTGACAGAGATAAACTCTGTTTCTTTGATTGCCATACCATCCAGCAGTTCATCAATGCCATCTGCCATGTTCTTTTTAGCGTTATCAAACAGATCATTCAGACTTTCAGAAATATAGTTATCTAGTCCTTTGCTTTTTAACTGAGAGATAACCAATGGCTCATCAACTACTACTGCAGTTTTGCGAACGCTGAGTGTAGCCGTAGCGCCTTCAATCCTTGTCGTGAACTCGCCACGATCGTGGAATGTTTTAATTATCTGAGCTTGGATTTGCTCCTTAGCTATTTTTAGTGGCTCAATCTCTTTATCAAAAGCAGTTTTTAACTCGTTGATTTTATCACGAGCTTCTACGAATGCACTGATTAAATCCTTTAGTGGAATTATAACCTCGGCATTCTTATTTTCGGGTTTAGTTAGATTACTCATACTGCCCCCTGTAATTGTTTGTCGATGTTATTAATTGCATCGGCAATACTTGATTCGGTCACCCGGTTACATAAATCTTCAACAGTGAAGCTCGCCATAATCTGGCGCTTGCGATGCTGAAGTTCTAACCGAGTTCCGATATGAATGTTTTTCATATATTTATCGATTAATGATTTATTATGCTCGACCTTTTTGCCCTCCTGAGGAGTGACTGACCTACACGTGAAAACTCAGGCGTCAACTCCCCCTCAGGAAGACAAAATGCTAATTTTCAAAGAACGACAATTCTTAAATTAAATATAACCCAACCCTCATAATAAATCAAACCGACTTATCCACAACCCTCATAGCAACCTTTGGTTTGTATAAAACCTGATCACGATTGATGATTTCCCAAGCCGCCCTGTAATTAATATTGTAAAACCTAGCCAAACTAGCGATAGATTCACCCATCCACCACTTCTGAACCATTTCTTTATTTCTTTTTACTTTCCGAGGGTATGCCATAATTTGTTATAATTATAACAAACCCTCATATATTATCAAGCAATATTCTGGCCAGATAATTCCTGACCCTTAGGAGTATTTACAGGAATTATTAAATTGCTTTTACACTTCCTGCATACTGAACGCTTTGCACTCAATCGCCAGAGAGAATAAATCAATCCCGGCAGAATGAAAATAAACCACAATATAACTTCCACTCCAAAACTACCCGGTGATTGTTTCTTTGGCTTTCCAATAAAACCACAAACTGTGCAGATGAAATTTGCATTTTTCATTATTTTGTCTACTTAATTATTAACATTTAGATATTGGCTCAAAGTCTTTCAAAAGTCAAATCATAAAAAAGACACATCGCTGGGGTAGCCAATGTGTCTTATTAGTGGTCAAGGTGACCAAGATGCAAACTGCAGGGTTCAAGTGGTTTCTGGCTGGATTAAAAATTCTCTGGCGATCTGCAGATAATCATCTTTGTGCAGGATATCGTCTTGCGGAATATTAGTCTCCAACAAATCATGACAACTCCTGCACAAGAAAAGTATTGCTGTATTTGAATGTCTACCAAAAAATCGCCTTGGATAGATATGATGTTTTGTTAGATCACGCAAATACAAACACTTCGGACAAATGCCATAATGACCTGTATTGCACATTCAAAATACCTCCTTATTTGTAATTCTTGCCAGTAGCTAGAAAAATAATTCCAGCCACTGCCAAAGGCCAGATCCGCCTCTGGCCAATAGCTATTTATTTTCCAGCGAGTGCCTTACCACCACTGTACAAACCAGCAGCAGATAATCCAACACAGATACCTAATAAAATTGTTGCAGTGCTACTTGGTGAGTTTACAAAATTAATTGCTAAAAACTCTAATCCAATTCCAGCTAGTAATGAAAATAATCCTGCAAACCTACTTGGCAATCCAATTTCCTTGAATACTGACACAACGCCAATAGTAATAGGAACGAGGAATGCGCTAACTGCAAAAAGAGCTGTAAAGTCAACGACCATAATAATCACCCCCTTTCGTTATTTATTAGATACAATTAGGCCACTAATCATATTCTCAACCCTGTCCCAGTCCAGCGTACCATCTTCTTTTAATGGTGGAGTAACGCCCCTGTTTCGCATATCAGAGATGAGAGCGTCTGGGGCAGTATCAGGGTCAAAAAATCCATACTCCCAAGTATCGCCTACCTGTCTTTTTACTAAAATTGAGTTTGTCATACTAGTTTCCTCTTTTGGGATTAAACACCAGCCATTGAAAGTATTTCCGCTGGCGAAGTAATCCTCGTTAATATAATGAATGTGGTGTGAGCCACTACACCAACTTGATTTGCAAATCAGTGTTTTTTTGTTGTTTATTAGCTTGTAGCCAAAAACGTGTATGCAGTGTTGCCAAGTACCCTCGCCGTTCTTTGGTGGTCTAGGGTTTGTTTTATCACGCCAGCCCTCGTTACTACCCACCACTCCGATAATCGCCCCATTGTAATCCCTGACCGCCTGTGCCACTGTGTCAATGATATTATTCTTGATAACAAAATACCCAAGCTCCCTGCCGTCATCTCCGATATTGGGAGAGGTAGCTTTCTCTCTCATATTGCTTTCCGTTGCCTTACTTGGGTCTGGGCATTCTTTTTGGTTTCTGTTACCTATATCACAAATAAGTTTAACAACATCACGTAAGTAAGCTCCGCCTGCTGGTGGAATATAAATCTGGGAGTATAAATCTCGCCTTGACCAGTCCTCGCTGGGGTTAATCTGCCAATGTAGATTTCGCCCACCACAACCCACACAAGAGTTAGATGACCCTTGATTAAAGTTTACTGCCTCTGGTAAGATAAGTTCTCTTGACCAGTCAATCGGCTCGCTAGCCCCCAAAACAAGCTCGGCTGTGTAGTCTCTATGGTCTGGGGTATCAACCAAAGCCCCCTTACCCAAGTTTTCTATTTCTTCTTCCATATTAAAGCTCCTTCATTAAAAGTTTCCTTAAAAAGTGTAAGATTGTATACCCAGCTCCAATAAGTGCGGCAAAACCCAACAAAAACTTGATAATCCAAACCGCAATTTTATCAAAACCAACAACGCTGTTAAATGCTTGTCTAACAGGCTCTAACTCATCCAACTTTTTATTAATTACAGATAACGCCAAATCTTGTTGGTCCATTCTTTGTAATATCTTTGTTATTTGCTCCTCACTCATAGATATTTATTAATTATTTTTTAGTTAAAAGATATAATAATGAGTAATGATAATTGCCCCTGTACCGCCATTTTCGCCTGTATTAGCCCCTGTACCGCTACCAATTCCAGCTGATCCTCTATAACCAACTACATAATTTATAGTTGCCGATAACGATGATGCAGGAATTAAACTATAAGCATAACCACCAGCTCCACCGCCAGATCCAGCAAAAACACTTCCACCACCGGCTGCTATTGGATTAGCGCCATCACCACCACCACCATAGCTCTTGCCCAGCACTGAAGCACCGCCAATCCCTTGAAAATTATCATAATCAGAAATAATTCCTGTGCTTGTGCCACCTGTGCTATTAATATCACCACCACTAGCAGTTCCACCAGCAGATCCAATACTATCATTTAACCCACCATTCTGCCCACCATTTGCAATAATTGTATTAAAGACACTGCGACCACCTGATGTTCCTTCAGTTTCACCTTGTCCTGCACCACCACCACCACCACCAGCTCCGACAACCTCAATAGTAATGTACTTCAAACCAGATGGCTTACTCCACACTCCGCCTTTGTTAATATAACCAGTTCCTAGAGTTTTATTGCTTTCTACAACCCCACTAGCATTTGTAATCTCAAAGTAATTGCTACCACTACCAGTTACTGCAAACAAACCCTTATTTCCTGCTGAAAAATTCTGACCCTCAATATCTACAATCGTTCCAACAGGATGAGTAAGAGCCGTTATAGCGGGATCGGTGCCAGTGCCATCATAAGTATATCTATAAGTTGATCCTGCTGGATTAGTAATATCAAACTGAGTGGTCTTATCGCCAATTGGAGTATTTGCAGTTAAAACTGAAAGTGTTGGCTGAGCGGATGCAACATTTGGCGCTGATACCATTTGAAAATTAGTACCATCATAAATCACAGTCACCATCTGACTTGCTAAAATATCACCAGTTACAAGATCCTCTGTGCCACCAAGTTTTTTTATGGTCTTTGCGCCTAAGCTATTCACATTCAATGTGCAAGCCCCAGCATTTGCCACATCTGCCTTGAAAATATACTTGTCGCCAACATCATAGTCATTTGGCACAGGTGTAATAGTAATAGCATAAGCATCACTGCCAGCACTAGATGATCCATAAAACCCAGCTGATGCCAAAAAACTGTTCCATTCAGATGCCGATACTTTGTCGCCTGCTGTTTTGTTAAATCCCATATAAACTCCTTGTTATGAAATAGTAATAATAAAATCAATAGTTAAAGTTTCTTGCGTTGATTTAGTAATATTTATTAAAGTCCTATCAAGCAAAATCCCAGAATTAGCTGTAGAAGTTCCGTTGATAAATAATCCAACTTCAGTCAAAGTTCCTGATACATCCGACGATCCAAAAAATCCAGTAATATACGCTACATTCCCACTGCTTGATTTGCTAGATACCAGATTGCGTTTTGTCTCAGTTTGCAGTTGCGTATCATTAACAGTAGGAGTAGTTGTACCAGTCCCCACCCCACAGAAGTTCGGTGACAGACCTGCTGATGTAGTTGGCGTTTCATTGCCAAGAAATTCCGCAATCAAATTCAAACCTACGCTTGCAATAGTATTATGATAAAACTCTGTACGTTTAACTTGACCGGTTTTAGCATCCCTCAATGTTGCTTTAACATTGACCTTGATATTCAATATTTGTTTGTCTAATTTATATCTCATGCTGTAAATGTGCTTCCTTCAATTATAAATTGTCTACGGCCATCTGATGTTGGTATCCATGGCCCAAGAACGAATCTAGTCCCAAAATTCACCGGATGAACTGTTACTGTGGAACTAATATCAATTGATCTTGATACGCTTTCAGTTAAATCCAATAATTCTGTATCAGTAACAACAATCTCTTTATTGCCTTTCTGTAAAAACTTTTTCATCAAATTTATAAAATCCATTGTCTTGGTAGTGATTAAACTGACACTATAACTGATCCTGTCTGGTCCAACCATCTTTGAAGTAACTTTGTTAATGATAAAATCTTCATTAACATTTCTCATTGCTGAATTAATCGTAATTCTCTGCCCAGCCTTTAGTCCTGAAGTTTCTGTATTAAACTCACCCTCACTCAATGTTTCCCCATAAGTAATAATTTCTGCAGCAGCACGCTGTCTTGCCTCAACTAAGCTAGTTATAGATTTATCAATAATTATGAACTGATACTCCCCATCACCCTGACCCTCAGCAGATAATGTATCGGCAATGTTTGCGCTATTTCTGACTTTTACAACTACTGGCAAGTAAGGCTTTCCACTATATCTTAGAATTGATCCAGCGGTCGGCTTGTCAGCATTTTTGAACTTCACAATCTTTTCTTGAAAGTTATACAGAGCATCATAGTTATCAGGATTATGGATTGGATCAACTCCCAAAGATAATGGTGATCCTGTTAAGCTGGCCTCAAAATCTTGGAACTTGTACGGCAAGTTAAAAGTTATCTGTGAGCCATCTGCCTCAACTTCTGCAGTAAACTCAGTCCCCACATACTCACCGCCACGGACATAAACAGAATTGCGCTTTTGCGAATTATCTCGCCTAATAACCAAACTACTCCAGTCGTGAGATCCATCGTTATCATTAATAGAAAATGGCGCTAGTGTGGCTTGTGGTGATTTGAAATACAAATCCTTTTCATAATCCAAATACCAGTCATAATTAACCAATTCCGACAATTGCTTAATACAATCTGATACTGGCTCATATTTGAAGCGGATAGACTTAACGCTGATTGTACAATCCACCTGTACAGTAGTAATTCCTGTTGTGTAGTCAGTAATAATCTGATTGATGACTTCCCCAACAGTCATATTCTCATAGGTTTCAGCCACTAAATGCTGATCCAATACGCGAGTGAAATCACTGCACTCAATAGCATACTCAATGATACCCGGTGATGGTGAACTTTCAGTTAACCGAACTATTAATCCTCCAAATATTCTTGTGCTGCCATCTGTAATAATGACTTCATTGCCAACAGTGGGTTTGAACGTTCCACCGGACAAGTCGGGATTCCGTATTACGAAAGTGCATCTGTCAACCTGATTGGTCAAGATGTTATCAATACGCAGTGAACCCCAATCTACCCAGTCGGTCCTGTCTGTATTTGCAATAGTAATAGTTACCATACATGCTTAAATCCTTGTCTGAAGTTTCAGACGATTCATTATTAAATTACCCATTTTTTCTGCTGCATCCTCGCTTAAAAAGTTGCCAGTCACTGATACATAGATATTACCACCACCAGATCCATTTGGAATGATAGTCCCAGACTGTCTTGGCACAAAAAGTTCTGGTCCCTTCTCACCAACCATATAAGCTGTGCCAGCGTTTACTGGACCACCAACAGCCCTGCCACCACCAAAGCCCAAAACTCTTGAAACTGCCCCAGTAATCTTCCCACCAGTCATATCTAGTAACTCGCGCATTTTATTAATGGCATTTTGTATAGTCTTTATAAAGCTCGTAACTTTATTGATAATATTAGTAAACCAAAATATTGCAGTTCCCAAAGCATTTGGCAAATCCTTAAATAAGAATCCAGATACCGCCAAAATCGCCTCACCGACAAACTTCATAATACTTATAAATGCTGGCAAAACATCTTTTATAATCGGTGCTAACTGCGTTGCAAAATTAGTAAAGCCAGCTGCGATTCCGGCTATCTGCTCCTGAGTAGCTGGATCTTGCGCCCAAGCAGATAACATATCAATAAATGGGGTTATAGCAGTCACTATAGCACCTCCTAAAGTTTCCTGTAGATCATTGACTGATTCTTTTAGAATTGCCAACTTACCGCTAAAAGTACTACCAGCTGCCTCAGCTGCACCACCATACTCAACCGCCAATTCTTGCAAAATTAACTTTTGTTTTTCCTGAATTGACATCCCCTCTGTGAACTTTTGTGATAACTCGTCCACATTAACACCAACACGTTTCAAAGCCCCAAGACCTTGATCAGGATCTTGCAATGCCTTACCAAGTAAAGTAGTCTGTGTGAACATTTGCTCCATAGTTGGTATTCCACCAGCAAAATGAGCTGCCATATCTGCTGCAGCTTGTGCAGCCATAGGGAATACATCATGCCCAATACTAGTGAAAGTCAATAGGTTTGTTTGTGCAGCAATTGTAGCCTCATCTGAAATGCCAGAAACTTTTTGAAGTGCTGTGGCAAAATTAGTCACATCATCCTTAGTTACTCCTGCTGCCCCAGCAGTTGATTTCAATCGTGATTCTAACTGTGCAATGGCATTTTCACTTTCTTCAAATGCTTTAACACTAGATACAGCCCCAGCAGCCAATGCCCCAATACCAGCTACAGCAGCTACTCCAGCCACTTCGCCAAGACCACCAAGCATACCACTAAGACCACCAGCTGTTTTGCCCAGATTTGATAAAACCCCTGATGCCTTATCATCAGCATTTATTATTACTTTGATTTCTTCGCTATTTGCCATATTTTTGCGTCATTGATTTCTCATATTGATAATCAAGCATTAACTCTAGAAAACTTGCAGAAAACTCTGTCATAAGTTGTTCCTGTGTAAACCCATATTCAACTGCTATTGCTGCGAGCTGCTTGTCTTTTTTTTTACTTCCTTATTAAACGCCACAACCTGCTCACTTAAATACTGCACATCATCTGCCTTAAAAAACCCCATATTTTCAAAGTTAATTTCTAGTGTCTTGCCATCTTCATCTGTGAAATTCCACGATTTAATAAGATAGGGAATTCCCTCAATAATAGATTGCAAATTGTTTGGATTCATATTCAAACCCTTTGCATCCCTCACCAAGACACTATCATAAATCTCAACCTTGCTATCTGGCCAACTCGGCAAACTGATAACTTTTGTTTGTCTGAAATCTTTTAATACTGGCATATTAGTAAGAACTTACATTATTAATTAGCGTACAAGAATTGACTACATTTGCGTTTGATACATCGTATAAAGCCCTGAAGTTTATTTTTTGTGTCACCAATTCATCATTTTCAACCTTTGGCTCCCAACCTTCAAAGTGAACTCTAGATAAATCAATCTTGAAATCTGGTCTACTAGAACTTCCAATTAACACATCAGAGTTTGTCATCTGAAGTCGCAACGCGCGATAACTTCCATCGAGCTGTAAGTTTTGATAAGTGCGATCATCCAAGTCAAGCTCAAACTCACCAGTGATTTCAAACTTCTGATTGAGAATATCCTCTGGCCAGACAGTTCCTAAAACATTGTTGACCATCAAATTTTTCTTAAACTCCATTTTCAAACTCTTGATAGATATGCTACTAGCGGCAGAAAGTCCTGCTGTTGTGCTAGCTAACTTTAACACCGCATGGCGACCTAAGAACTTACTGAACTGTGCATAACTCACGCTAGCTGTTGCTACCTGACGACCACTGCGACCCTTGAATGCAGCAGTAACCATCACTGGCTCATCAGGTACCATATTAATCTCAAGACTTTCCAGCATACAAAGAGAGAATTGGTCAGTCCTATCAGGATCAGCAATTGTGATTGTCAAACTGTCATGTTGACTATCATTTTGTAAGCTGAATGTATGAGTATAAGCACTATCAGTTGGTCCAGTCGTATTTAATGTGCCGAATAACGCATAAAGAATTAGTCCAAAAGACTTATCATTTAATTCTGTCTCAAAATTACCTTCACTCCATTCATTGGTCTTATAAGCCTGCGCTGCTTCGCCAATAGTGCCATAACTCATTTGTGACTGGAACTTATTAACATGGTCAAAAAATGCCACGCTGGTTTTTGGCATCCAGTATTGTGCCGTAACCGGAGTGCCACGAGTAGTTTCTCGGGCAAGCCCCACATTTACTAAACGTCCGATGTATTTGCTCATATATTTATTAATTAATTAATGTTACGTCTATATCGAGATGGCATCTGATAATAATCTCTGCCCCACGATACAATGTTTCCCTTTGTGAATAAATCCACGCACTAGGCATTGCCTCAACCTTGACCATTGTATAACCAGTAGGCAAAACCAGTGCATCGCCCGGGCTACCTGTACCAAGAGTGAAATACCGGTCAAAATCGTCTAAGACAGAATCGACCATATCCGTCAAGACAGTTTCTGCCTTTTGCTCCCCTCTGTTATCACCTGTCCGCTTAACCCATAATTGAATACTAAATGCATATACTCGTCTGTTGGCTGTCGTTGTCCGATAATCACTCTCGTTGGCACTAGCAACCACAGTAGCACAAGGATCAGCAGCAAAATTATCAACCTCATAATCATATACTTGTTGAATTAACTGATTAGCAGTTAGCATTGCGACTATTTTTTTTCGTAAGTTTTCCCACATATTAGTTTAGTGCTTTTTTAACTTCATCTTGTGCAATACGCTTAATTTGACCTAGTGATTCATGTGCAGCTGTAAACATAAATGGTATTCTAGCATGGACATATTTTGCATACGTCACTGTTGGTCCCACACTGGCAATTCCTTCATTCAACCTTTCAAAGTTTATACCGGGCTTGTCACCAAACCCACCACCCAGACCAATAGATGCCCTCATTCTTCCAGTATCAACTGGGGAGTAATACTTACCTTTCCCCTCAACCACATAAATGGATTTTTTCAATATGACCTCTCTAGCTTTGTGTAATTTATCTGCCTTAGTTTTCATGTGACTTTGAAAAATTGCTAGACTAGGTGCTGATATAGATATTCTCATGTGCGTTGTATTAATACTTCCTGATAATCCATCGCCCCATGTTGCCACTTAGTCACTCCACCATTTCTGACTGTATAGATATTGTCTTGTTCGTCCTTTAGTTGATCGCCTTCCTTGATATCAATATCATGATCAACGTAAATCCGATATTCTTTGCCAAAGACCCCATTTATTAATCCGACCTTCTCGGCCGAAACCGGTTGCAGATGTCCCAGAGCTTGTGTCACTGTTGCCAGTGCGAGCTTAGATGAGCTTCCGCTAACCGGCAATAGCCGCGAAATAATCACTCTTTGATTTGATAAATGCGTCAACTTCATAGTAACCTCACTTCCCGATACTGATTTAGTATTTCCTTAATCCCCAAACTTTCAGTATGTTCATTTATATCTTTATAAGTAATGCTGTAAGATCCCAAGTTTTCACTCTTGACCTGACCACCGCGAAGTCCTTCATTGATAATCTTTGCACACAACTGAATCCCTGCAAGCTTAACTGGTTTTGGCACAGTATCATACCCGAATGTCCCAGTAACCTTTACTGCCCTTGCCCGATCAGGCCACGATGAAAGCAAACCACTACCAGACAATACTAACCGATTCTGAATACCATTATTGTAAGGCGCTGAGTTAAAATCAGTCCCTTCAGTCAAAGTCATTATCTCTGCGCCACTGGCATCAAGGATTTTTACAGCACTGATAGACTGAAAATTATCAATAATCAAATCCTGCAAACCAGATCCATCATAATAACGATCACCACTACCCTGATCTGCAAAATTTGTGCCACAGTAGTGATCAATGTATTCCTCTACAATATCAACTACACTAGCAATCCAAGTTGAGAAACTTGAATCAATGTCTTGTAAAATAAACTTTTCAATGTCGCCTTCTAAAATATATGCCATAGTCGTTAATATAATTTCTTTTTATATTTATCATCAGTATTGTCATATCCATCATTTTTCTTTTTCAAGGTTGATGACCTGCTAGAAAACATCCCCCTCATTCTCTTAAATCCATCATCAATTGCTTCATAAATCCGGTGGACTTCAGCTGCAAAATTTGTAATCAGTCCATCAGTTATAGAAATTGCATCAGTAAGAAGTTTTATAATGCCTTTTGATAGAGATATTAAGTCATCAGTCTGCATATTATCAGTCAGGTTTTTCTGCTGAACTTTTGCTAGCACATCTGAAATTGACAATGTTTCAGTCAATCCTTTGCCAGTACTACGAGCCAGTGCGTCAAGTAAAGTAATAGTATCAACAGGGTTAATTTGTGCTGATTTTGCCAATACGTCTATCAATGTAATTGTATCATTTTGATTGCGAACTGCCACCTTTAGCACTGTATCAGTCAAAAGCTGGGTATCAATCTTATTTAGCCCATAAACCTTAGCTAAAGCGTCAGAAATAGCCACAGTTTCGTCTAAATTCTTATCCACAGATTTCAAAACCACATCTGAGGCCGTAATATTGTCAGTTAGGAGCTTTCCAGCCACCTTAACTAAAGCGTCAGCAATAGCCACAGAATCAGCCTTATTCAGACTAAATGCACTTCCTAGATCATCTGTAATGGTCATCATCTCAGATAGATTTTTAACCAAGACTTTCACATATGAATCACTGATAGTCATTGAATCTGTACGGGTTAGAATCGTTAGTAATGCCACGACTGCATCATCTGAAATTCCCATACTATCTGCTAAAGCCTTAATATCAGTCATCACTAAACTATCTGCTAAAGCAACTGAATCAGTGGTATTTTTAACAGATCCTTTTACTACCACATCAGCAATCGTCATAGTATCACTGCTTGTCTTAGTAAAGACCTTCAATAATACCTCACTGAGTGACATACTATCTGTTTTTGTTAATGCTGGGTTATTAGATACATTTTCCGCTAACGACATTGAATCCATCAGAGATTTTACATCAGTTTTTATTAACACATCTACGACTACCAATGTATCAGTTAAATTCAAAACATGATCCTGAGATACATCCCCAGAGTTATTGTGATTGTGATTAAAATATGGTGATCGTAATTGAAAAAATGACATTTTACCTCGCTACACCGGGCGCAAAAGCACGCGGTCTAATCTTAATATCTTTTCTAAATGATGATAAATCATAATCACCTAAATCCATTGAAACATTCACGACATTCAAAGTTATACCACCAGTACTGCCAGCAACTGCTTGTTTTATAGAAACACTTTGTTGCTGTTCTGCAGTAGCAGTTGAACTAGTGTCACTAAATACTCCAGTCGTGCTAGCTCCTACAGTTATAGTAATTATGTTTGTTTGATTCACTCGTAAACTAAAGTCAGTATTACCATTCACGCTATTAACACCAACCGCAACTTGAAAATTAGAAAATTTTGTTTTTGTTGGCATATACATTAATATTTCTGATTCAGTATTAGTAGGATCTGCAGTCCCAATAATAGGAACATACCTGTTCCTGTTTGATGATACGCTTATATTAGATGCATACTCACATAATGTCTTACCACTATAATCTTCCACCTCGCAAACAATATTAGATCTTATACTTGTGCCACCAGCAGCATTAACTTGTTTGAAACATATATCATCCCCAGCGACAAATTCATCTACTGTTGTTGTATCTTCATAATATCCAGTAGTGCCACCCGGCACAATAATTGATAAATTACCATTAGCCCCATTTTTCCTACTAGTATAAGTTGCGCTACCAGTCAATGTATTACTACCGACATAAATACAAAAATATTTCATACTACCGGCAAATAACATATTCGTTTGCACCTTACTTTCTGTCGAAATTGCTGTGCCAATCAATGAAAAATACATTGTTGTATTTTGCGGAATTGTAAAAAACCATGTCATAAATTTTGGCCTAACTGCTTTAGTATATGCAATCATAAATGTTGGTATAGGCCATATAGAATCCGGATAATCACTTGTAGTGTACTCTTTGAATGTCAATTGATCACCAACATTATAAGTAACTATTTCATCACTATAAAAATGACCAGTGGTTGCAGATGGTACTGTTATGACATTATCAGTATCTATACCATTACGCCTAATAGTTGATGTCCAGCTTGAACTCAAGTCATTGTAAACGATTGGAACATACCTCCGCACAATACTACCCGGACTACCCTCATTATAAAGGATCGTAGATTCACCAGTATCAAATAAATAGTCAGCAATCACTACTGGAGTATAATTATACACTCCACCATTCCCATCAGTACTATACCCACTAGTTAATCCTCTAAATCCCAATTTCGCCATGTTAATCCTTTATTAGTAAATCTTTTAGTTTATCCTTAAAAAGATGTTTTCCCAAACGTGCCATGATAGCTATGCGCTGTTCTGGTTTCAAATCTTTAATCTTAAAACTTATTTTCCGTTGATTATCAAACTCAAAATCAATTAGATCATCATGTTTATTATCTTTTGCATTTATACCCAATTCTTCTCTTATGATTCCTAAGAGTTGATTTTTTGCTTTATTTTCATTCACATGAACAACATTCATGATCTGATCATCTACCACATTGGAATGTACGCCGCATTTATTAATTGGTTTGCAATCAAAATTTTCTTGATTTATAACCTCAAATTTACAACCACAAGTATCAGGTGACCAAGTAATCATTTTATTTAATCCTTTCACTAGTTGACATTCCATTGCCAACTTCTATAAATTGAAAATTATTTAATGTCTTAGGGTTAGTAGAAACTGCCGGCCCCCAAGACGCAAACACGCCAACACTTTCTGTTGATGAACCAAAAGTCATTGTTATTGTTCGCCCTGTTTCTGCACTAACGAAAGACTGGCTAGCAGATGAATAAGTAACAAAACTTTCTAGTGTTCCATCAGCGTCTTCTGTCAGCCCTGTCCAAGAAGTAGTAGTTGAGGCGGCGGTCAAACCCCCACCGATAGCAAAGCCGTTGGCTGGAATGTCTAGGCTGACACTCGGATTGCCAGATAAGCTACTATCGCTATCATAGGCTGTTGCATCAATACCAGTTGCCCGATAAGCCATAATTGCGCAACGTACCATAGTTGCTCCCCAAGTAACTACAATATCCCCTGTTGTGCCAGTTGGCACTGCCGCAATGGCAACACCAGCCACATCAGTATTTGATACATTATTAGTAGCTTGCTTGACGATTGTTGCACTAACACCGCCAACAGAAATGCTGGAGAGAGTGGTGCTTGCACCAGCCTTCCTCGCAACAGCTACAACGATAATGTACCTATCACTTGCCGCTGTACCTAAGTTCTGTGATGAAAAAGTATAGGCATTAGTGTCAGATGTGTCTGGCGCTGATTGTAAGTATTGAATATCCATTATGTCGCCCTTTCTGACCTGCTCATTCCATTACCAACAGCAATGTTTGGTCCAATATTGCCCGGCTTACTTTCTTGTTCAACTGGTGTTTCCTCACTTCCTAAAGAGTAGAAAGTAGACGGGCTGTTTTGATTATTGTATTCAGTGGTTATCCAGTCAGCTGTGAGTAATGAATGAATTACCCTAACCTCATCCAGTAATCCATTATATGGCAGTAATACGCTTGAATTATCTGATGCTGTGTAACAGCCTAGTCTAAATGGATGACTGCTTTGAAAATTAAGTCCGTCCCAAGCACTGATAGAACTAGACCCACTGGACGAGCCATCAATATAGATTGTGGCACTACCGTTTCTATCAAAAGCATAGTGGACTAAATGCCAAGCATTATCATTGACCGAGCCTGTGCTACTAAAATCCACATCAGCGCCGCCATTACCTTGAATAAATATCCTAGCCTTACCACCATTATAGATACCTACCCCATAGCGATAATTACCTCCAGCCGCATACGATTTGCTAAGAGTAAACCCATAATTAGCTGGGTTTTGGCTAGTCTTTAGCCACATAGATAAAGTCATATCGTTTGTGCCTAAATCTAAGACATCACCATAGTTGATGGTATCGCTAGAACCACTAACATCTACCGCCTTACTTATTTCACCAGTTGAGCCATAGGAAGTAATCGTTTGACTTGTGCTATCAACATTATTAGATGTGCTATCAGCTATTGTTCCACTAGCTTCGTTCAAGTGCCATACCGCCTTATAACTACTACCCCATACCCCAGTCGGATTTTGTTCAGCAGATGCACCGCTTTTGCCGTAGTAAACATAAATCTCTGTATCGGTAGTGGCTAAAAGTGTCGGGATGCGGATATGAGCTTCGATAGCTCCAGTGGTAGCAGTATAAGATGCTAACTCGTGGTCAAGTTTTGTTCCTCCTGTTGTTTCAAAACGAATATCATTGCCAGAGCTACTAGTTACTTTTCCGGCATTAGCCACAGTCGCTAGGTATGAATAAGTACCATAAAATAGTGCTGGAAAATCAGTAAAATCACTAGACCCAGCGACTTTAGTATTGTCTACTGTTATTTTCCGTCTATATGAATATCCGTTTGCATACATATCATTGACTTTAATTCAATGCTTCTAGTGTATAAATCAATCCAGTTAGTGTGTTGCTCGCTGATGCAGCAGACCAGTCAGCAGTAATAGATAAGGCTGTATCAGCGGTCAAGTCTACAGTAACCGCAGCAGGTGCATCATATCCTGATACGCTAAAAACATTCTGAGATACAGCTGTGCTAGACGTATGCACCTTTGCCTCACCCATAACCAAGAGTGTTCCACTAGATCCATTAGATCTGACTTGAATTAAAGCCTCAATAGACCAATTCACATTACTAACCCCTGATCCGTTAGTAATTGCTTCGGTTGTGGCAAGTAATGTCCCTGATACACCACCAAAGCGAATTGCAAAAGTGATTGTCGGAGTTCCTGCAGTTGATAACTTCCCAAAAGCCTTTAATCTAAGCACCCTGCCATCTTGCAAATAGTTAGCAGGTACAGTTATATTCGGGAATATTATTGTTTCCGTTGTGGTATTAGCAACAGCAGTTCCATCTGCAGTCGCCCAAGCAAGTGTTTCACCCCAAAATTGTCTACTCATTTTTTAACTCCAATCCTTAGGATGCCCCAAATGTGACTGTCCAGTTAATTTGTAAAGTATCACCAGCTGCCTTGTTAACTGCAGAAAATGACGAATAAACCATCATTCCCGGACCAGACGATGCATTAAATACTCCTGCTTCAGTAATAGCCCCTGTGCCATCACCAGCCGCCCAATCACCTACATAGATAACATCATTGTCATTAGCCCCTGTGCCTTGTGTAGTGCTAGTTAAAGCATTACGATCAAGCTCTGTGACAAGTGAGTTATAACTTGACGTGCCACCAGTACCAGTACCAATGGCCATATGAGATGGCGCTGACAAAGATGCACCGCTCAAACGATTGGCAACTAACTTGTCACCAAAAGTAGTTACAGTATTAGGGAATTTCCTATAATCCTTAATAACCCGATGTTCTTTAGTATTGCCATCAGGCCCTGTCAATTTGATTTCTACGCGACCCTTTAGCCCAAAACGTGAAACCATATAATTTTGTTGTAAGTTTTCCATTACCAGTCACCTCCAGCGTCAGCAATCGCAGCTTGTGCAGCTGCAGTACGCCTGTCTTTAATTTTCTGAATTAACTCTTCATCTCTCTCTACATCACCAGCTCTCATATGATTAACTGCACGATCCTCATTCATGTCAATTTCATCGCCCTCGCGGACAAATGAACCATTGTACATGAATGCCTTTAGAATTTTTACTAAGACTCGCCCAGACTTATTTGCCTGCTCGACATCTTTATTCTCATCTGACATTTTAGTTCCCATATCCGCCTGACGATTTAATCGCGGTGGCGGTGATTAATAGTTTTATTGGAGCCACGAAGGCCATGGCTCCAAGTTCCGACAAAATACCCACTAAGGAATTGATACAAGCAAACGAGCTGCCTGTCCAAGAACGATAGTTCCACCAACGCGTTCTACAACGCGGATAGCAGTCTGATCTTTAGTAAATGCAGTTTCAGTATCATTGCTGATCTTAACTGTCATCTGCTTACGATCACCAAACCAGTAAGTGAGTTTCCAGTTTCCAAAACCAATCTTTGATTCAGGAATGTCATAGAACTCATGTACTGGATAACCATTCAAAGTTGGAGCTTGACCATTTACTGTGTCATTCCAAAGATAACGACCTTGATTATCCTTTAGTTTGCGCAATTCTTTGACATTGGTTGGATTAACCAAGTAGGATGCACCATTGCGGTATTGCACCGGCAAGGCATATTCCAAATCAAGAATTGTGTCAAAACTCAAGTTACCAGAGTTAGTTACCTGTGGAATCAAAGTTCCAGTATTAGTAAAGATACCAAGTGGCTCAGTTGTACCATTACCTGCCAAAATTACACGATCCTCTTCAATACCGATTGATTCAGCAAACAGATCGATAATTGTTCGTACAACATCGATTTCAGTTGAATCCTCAACCAATTCATCAGAAGCGTAAATAATAGCAGCTGCCTTTTTAGCAGTAAGAGTTGGCTGACCAAAGTTCGCAGTAGTAGTTGTCTTCGCTGCATTTTCAGCAGTCCAGTATACTTTTGGTCTGTTAACCAAAGACGCAGCGTTTAACACGTTACGCTTCATAGGAATAACACGTACCAAAGCACGCATACGAGGAGCAGCAACCAATGGCTTCACTAATTCTGCCAAGAATTCAGCAGGGAACAAGTAACCACCATCAGCAGCAGTACCTTCAGACAACGCTTTTAGAACTGTGTGATCGCGAGTAGCTAAACCATGGAAGAAACCAACAATCTTTTCATCTGCAGTCAATTCAGCTTTATCAGCAAACAAATCTTTTCCATGTAAAATTTCTTTTAACTTGGCATTTTCTGTTTGATTAATTGCAGACTTAATCTTGTTGTCTACCTGATCCATGATCTTATCTAAACCAAGACGTTTCTCAATAACACTTGCTACCTTATCAGCTGCCTTTTCTGCTGCTGCATCAATATCATCGTCAGTTGGCTGACTTGCATCAGCACCAACATCATCTGAAGTGTTATCAGCCTTAGTTGCGTCATCTTCATCACCAATATCTTTTTCATCAACGTACATTTTTTGTCCGTTGAACATGATGTATTTTTTACCCATAAGATTAAATAATTCTGAATAGTCCTAGAACAGCAGACTATTCCTTTAATTTTTTCAACTGCTCATTAGATAAGCGGTTAATGCTCTGCAGCACACGAACTACGGGATCATTCGCCTTTTTAGGTGCGCGACCCCCTTGTTCCTCTACTGGATCTCGACCTTTTGGTTTTTCGCCATCCTTCTCTGCGTTAGAATCAGTTGCCGATAGCAAATCCTCTAACACAGCTGACGCCTGCTGTAATGCAGATAAACCTTTTTCAATTTTGTCGCGGTTTTTACCGCTAAGCACTCTACCCTCTTTCAGCTCTGCCAACTCAGCAGTCAACTCCTTTAATTTTCCATCTACTACTTCTTCAATTCCTTGATTTTCCTCGTCTTGCTCCTGCTCACTTCCCTCTGCGTCCTTTTCTACCCATTCTTTAATCTTAGCTGTTTGTTTGTCATCAATAGATTTCATTGCTAACGCCAAAGCATTTGGATTAGCGCCAACGGCCACAAAAGATATTTCTAGTAATTCATTTAATCCCTTGTCGCCATCTTTCTTTGGTCCATGTGGCAAGAATCCAACAGACACAGCCGGCGCCCAACCTTTCTCAACCATTTCCTGAACTTCTTTAGCAAGCTGAGTGATATTGTGAAACTCTGGCTCAAAAGTGAAACTGCCTTTATCAACTTTCAAATTGTTTGCCCGACCGACAATGTTTGAAATCTTATAATCATGATCCACTAATAACACGGGATTTTTTTTGTAATTCTTAAAATCCCAAGCATCCAGTGGAACTACCTCACCATAGCGATCAAGTGTTTCATCAGATGCTACTATGGTCATTTTTTCCTTAGTCGCTTCTGCGACCTTAAATTGTAGATATTGCTTTTCCATAATTAGTTATTAATTAATCAGATTATTTTATTACCGGAACTACTGTGCATCTGCAGTTTGGATGAAGTGGCGGATACTCCACACCGCTTGCAAATGAACTTCCCAGCTTAATAGTTTGTCCATCTAAATCAGCGCATTCAGAATCAATTCTGTCATCAGGCGTTGCCAGCCACTGCACCTCATCTACCACCCCTGATTGGTCAAACGCCTCTGTGGCAGCGAAATTTGAAGCCCTGATAACCTCACTTCTAGCGATCCTCTCACTGCGGTACTTTTCCATTCCATCAAACAACTCTTCCACTCTCTTCCTTAGCTCCGGTATTCCCTCGCCAGCATCTACTCCTTCAGCTAAAGTCTTGCCCAGCATATCGTTAGTAGTCTTATTCATCTCAAAGCTGAAATCAAATGGCCGGTTTTTCAAATAATCCTTTACAGCGTCTGTAGTCATTGTGAAATTTGTACCAACCAGATTCGCTGCCCTTTGTCCTCGTTCCTTCACAACTCCCTTAACCAGTGGCTCGTAAATCTGAATCATAATCTGTGCCTCTTCATCCTCATCAAGTAAATAATCATCAACCTCTACTTTCTTAACTTTCTTTTTACCCATCCGTTTCAATATCTTTTCTTTCTGCGTTCCAAATATTAGCTGAGATGCAGTAATAAAATATCTTTCTTGTTTGCTTGCTGTCTTTAGAAATAAATCTACATAATCATCAAATGCTCTAACATCTTTTTTCTTTTGCTTTGCAATGATCGCCTCTTTAATCTCTGCCTTAGCAATTTGTCTTATACTTTCCTTTATTTCTCTTTTTGCCTCTTGCCTTACTGCTCTTAGTGTCTGTTTTTGCTTTAACCTAGAGAGAGCTTTGAAATACCCACCACCGCTTCGTTCCTTAATTCCATTCTCTTCCCACCTGCTAAACGATTTTTTGAATGTCCCTTTAACCTTAAACCCAAGTGATTCGCCAGTAGGAACTAATGGACTTTGCCCCACACGATCAAGAGTAGTCAAGCTGTTTGGTACAAGTAACCGGTCGCCCAGCTCGCCTGCATCAGGCAAGTTTTCCTCACCACGAACTTCATTGAGTGTCATCCAACCTTTAGCCAAAGCAGAATCATATCGCTTTACTTTGCTATCCACATCAGCAGGCACAGGATCATCAAAGGCGAAAAACATTTGCTCAGTACCAGAGAACATTGGCAAGTAAAATTCATTTAGCTGTGCCACGATCCGAGTGAGTTTTGGCTTGATAGTCCATTTCGCAAAAACATACTCACCGACTTTCGCGTTCGCCAAATTCACATCCTCAGTTATTGCTATGACCGATTTGTGAACACGAAAGATGGAAAGGATTTTGTCGCGTGAAAATCTTGATTGCTCCAAGAACTCCATATCTTTCTGACTAACTGCAAATGGCTTTGCCTCAAGACCAGATTCTAAGATCATCGTCTTATGAGCATTCTTTTTGCCCTTATACATTCTGTTTACATCACTGCGGATATTCTTTTGCTGTTTTTCAGTAAGTTTCTGATCAGTAGCAATAACCATATCTGGCCGACCTGAATTGAAAAAGAACGAAGTGTTATAATCCTCTGCGTAATTATCCAAATCATACGCCCGGGCTGCACCAGCCAGAGTGCCTTTACCACGGAACTGATTATTAGGATCAGGGTATTTCAAGAACACCATTTCAGATGTTTCAATATCTATTGTGTTTTGTGCGTCAATTCTGTATTTATATTTAGCAATTGGATTGCTAGTTTTTTTGTCAGTGCTTTGCACAATGGATAAACAATCCGGGCGAAGTAACATTATTGTTTGTGGCTCGCCAGTGCCATTCTCACCGCGATCAATATACCAAGGCGCCTCACCAGTAAGCTCTAAATACTGCTGAGTAAGTGACATGTGATCATAGCGAGTAGTAAAGTCATTAACCCTATCCAGTAATTCCAAAGCCAAATGTGATTCTACTTGCTCCACATCCCCATTATTATTCACTTTGTAAAGACCAATGTTATTTGGCGCAACAGCGTCAGCAATAGCCATTACACAAGCATAAACCCAACCCACTGCGGACTTTAGATATTCACTAGCTTTTAGAACTGGTGGCACATCCCCATAAGATACACCAGCCCCAGTAAAACCCATTGGCTCATCTGTTTCCACAAAACGGTCAGCAATACCTTTGCGAGTTTCCTCTAAATTAGACTTTTCCTGATCCTTTAGTTTTTGAATATTATCTGAAAACACAGTAGTAAAATTAAAAAAAAGTCGCCCCAAGAACAGGGCGACCCACGTAGTTCGCTTAAAACAGGATTAACTAGTCCTGCTAAAATCTATTAGACTGATATAAACATTATATCATCTTCATCATCCTCGTCAACTTCTGACTTTTCCACAGGTTTATCAACAATGGTTTCAGCGTTTTTTATTGAAAGCTGGATCTCACCTTGCTCTGATACTACCTCGATAATCATCCCACAATGAAAACACCGAATTGTCAAGAATGACCCCGGTCTGAGATAGGTGTTTTTCATCAGCATTTTCCTGCATTTCACCACCGGACAATTGATTATAATCCCTCTCATTCATCCTCCTCATCCGTTGAAATTATGGTTATTCTAGGCGCTTCCTTAACTAACCCTGTGCTATAGGCAATAGCGACCGCATCTGCCCTGTCAGGGGATTTCAGACCCCGTTTTTTCATATCATCCTTGCTTTCAATAGCGATCCTGCCTTTGCGAGTAAACTTATATTTAATGCTACAAAGCTGATTTATTAGCTCCCTATCATCAGGCAGACTGATTGATTTATCACGAATGGCGTCACGCAAATTCCAATAAATCTCAGCCTTCAGATTTTCAAACTTGTCATCCTCAGTAGCACTAGACCCAAAATTAAATGGCTCTACGTCAATTCCAGCGTCTGTCAGGCCATCTGTAACGCCACCGCCTACGCCAGTATCATCAACCCCAATGTGATCAAAAGAATACTTGACATTTTCCGACTTAATCCGTCCAATAGTCCAGTTAGTATCCCTTTTAGATACAACCTCTAAAGGTTTTAGCGTAGCGCCCCAAAATTGAGCCAGCACAGTCATATCTGACCCAAACCTCGCAATGTCCGCCCCTAGCTTTTTATCGCCACTTAAGCCCAAATCTAATCCCACACAAGATTCTGCCCACGACAACGGGATCAGCGTATCCTCACCCTCATCAGGGAACTCCCCTAAAACCTTTGCTTTCCAAAGCGGTGATTCCTCAGTCCATTCCTGCCTACGCTCCTCAATCCATTCTTTTGTGACCGCTCCGGGTATGATTTCTCTACCCTCTTTGACATTCGGATGATCAAAACTAGACACCTGCACCTTTTTCCATAGCGGTGATTTACAGGCCTCATAAAAGTCACCAGTTGGTGACATAGGGTTGCCAACTGCTAAAAACTTGTTATTATCAGCGACTAGTAAAGAATTAGCAGAAACCCAAATCTCATGTTTAACGCCTGGGGCTTCATCAAACAGCAATAACAGATTTTCTGCGTGAAACCCTTGAAACTTAGGAGTACCAAACTCACGCTCAGATGCATCACCTGCAGTAGAAAAACCAACTGCAAACCAATCCTCACGGACCTTAATCTCTGTCTGCAAGACACGACCTGCCAGTGGTATTTTGGAATTATTGTAAGCTGATTTGATTTCACTCCAAAGCAACAAAGATACCTGCGACCATGTTGGCGCTGTAGAAATAACCTTTGCTGGTGGGAAACAATTCAAAAACCACAAGGCAATTCGTGCCTCTATCCATGTCTTGCCAACACCATGACCTGACGGAACAACTACCCTGCGGTTATTTACCAAAGCATCCAATATCTCTTCAAGTTTGTCCCATAGAACAACATCAGGCCAAGCTGCCTGAAAAAACAGCTTAGGATTCCTCTGGTAACTCAGTAATAATTTCTCCTGGTCGTTCAGTTCCATTTTGTTTTGCTTTTATACTTTCTGCCTGCTGTATAGCCCAATCGCCGAAATTAAATAAACCAACACGAGCATCCAGCTTTAATCTTTGCTCAGGTTTGCCTAGTGTGTAAGCAAATATATCCTGCCTTGCAACTACTCCCACCATAGATCTAGTATTCTGACCAGCAACAATATGTCTACGCATTGCATCAGGTAAATTGCCAAATGCCATGTCCAGTGCTTCCTCAACCACATCCGCATGTTTTTCCTCAACCCACTGCCTCCAAAACTGATAAAGCGAACCTGACCGCGAAAATAACTTGCGAACATAGCTATAAGAATAACCAGTCTGTTCTGCTACCTGTTCCAGTGTATAACCCTGCATTCTTAAACCAAAAGCTTTATAATGCCCAGCTGGTAATAAAGTCCTGCTACTAGTAACCTTTTGTTCCAGTTGATCAGCCATCACAACATCCTCCCTCCACAGTGAAACTCATTCTTTTCCTTACCGCAATCATTACACCAATCGTATCCATCAGTGCCGTCATCGAAGTACCAAGTGTGTCCGAAAATAAAACAGAAAATTCGCATCATAATCTTATTGCCTCCTTTCCGGTCAATTGTTCAAACCGCTTAATAATGGCATCGCAGTACTTAGGGTCAAGCTCCATCAGCCGAGCCTTGCGTTTCATTTGCTCACAGGCAATCAGTGTAGATCCGCTGCCTCCGAATAAATCCAAAACAATCCCCCCAGGCTGGCACGACTTGCGGAGAGCCCGTTCAGCGAGCTGAACGGGCTTTTGTGTCGGATGAACATAATCACCTGCCTTGTCACGCTTCTGAAACCACACGTCCAGCATATCCCCTAAACTATCAAAATCAAGAGTAGTCCAAATATCCTTAATGTTGGCAATCTCTTTGTTGGTCCAATGAGTAGATCCCTTCCTCCAGCCGTAAAAGCATGGCTCAAATGTATGCTGGAAATCAGCCCTGGTTAGAGTAAAAGAATTTTTAACCCAAATAATAGTCTGATGAATATCTATCATGGCATTTTTCATCGCCTCCCGGAACTGCTCAGATGTTGATGTAGCATGCCAAATATAATAACAGGCGTTCTTTTTACAAACACCACTGCCAGCAATTAGCGCATCAGTTAAAAACTCAACTAACTCAGATGACTTCAAATCGTCATTTGCGATTTTATCATGCTTAGACTTTTGTCCTTTCGCAGCACCTGACTGATAACTTATCCCATACGGCGGATCAGTAAACATCATGTCCGCCTCCTCTCCTTGCATTAGCTTTTGCACGTCATCAACGCTTGTAGAATCACCACACATAATCCTATGATCGCCAAGCTGCCAAACATCGCCCAAGACAGTCACTGGAGTATCTATATTTTTAACTTCCTCGTCCGCATCAAATTCATCATCACTGGTTTTTAAGTCAAAAGCGCGTTCAATCTGGTTAGGAGTTAGACCAATATCAATTAGTAAATCAGGATCAAAGCGATCACCTAGTAAATGATAATCATACACACCATCCTCAATATTACTTTCCAGCGCGACCTGATCTCGCTCCTCATCAGTCAATTTCCTCTCTGGCACCATTACATTCACCTCTGTAATACCCAAATCAACCAATGCTTGTTTTCGCTGATTACCAGATAGCACAGTATTATCAATATCAACCTTTAATACATCATGAAATCCACGAGCAATGATCCTGCTTTTTAGCTTTTCAAATTGCTCCTTGCTAATCTTACGAGGATTTTTATCCCAGAGCTTTAGATCAACGACATTTCTTCGCTCAACTTTCCAATGTATTTTTAATTCACTCATAATACTTCCTTATATGCTTTTAATAAATTAATTAACTCCTTATATTCATTAACGCTTTTACGAATGTCATAATCAAGCAATACCTCTCGCTTACGCTTATCTGCCTCAACTATTCTTTGTCCCTCAGTCATAAGCTTCTCTAGCTCATCTTTATTGTGAGCGACTGGCAAACCCAAATTCCAAGCAGTAATAGTTTTGTTATTACTCTTATACTTCCACCGCCCATAGTTCAGTCGTGGATTAATAACCACATCAGCTTTCAGTAAATCCTGATCAACTGTTTCTCTGGTCCAAGGCAAGTTTGATAACCTTATTTTTCCTCTAAGGCCTGCAGGCAACTCAAATGGCAATGACTTATTAGCAATTACAATTAGCTCCTCAATTTTTAACTGCACCAGAGCAGTAACTGATGATGATAAAATAGGAAAGTTTTCACTATATCCAAACCAAGCAACCTTTTTAGTATCACCTTGCCCAGCGTGATTTTTCTTGAGATTAGTTTCCTTTATATTTATCCGATCAGGAATACACCAGACATCCTTTTCAGGGCAGAGCTTTTTCACATATTTTGCTAGCGCAACTGTCGAAGTAGTAACCCCATCGCAAAGATCAACCATCTCTCTAAACTTGTAACCCCAGTGCAGAAAATCTGGATCGCAAATATCTAAAATCTTTATTCCTTTGTAACTTTTAGCATGGTCAATCCAGTAAGCCTTCTGATAAATAACCACATCATATTGGCCACCGAATTTATACACTTCTGCCTCAGTCCAGTATGTCAAAAGCTGGTGAACCCGAATATAACTTGATCCGATGTCCTTTCTCTTATGATATTGCTCAAATGTTATTATGCCTACTTTCATAGTTGATTATTTATTACTGATTTTGAAACCAAAGAATGCATCATTTGATATTGGTATTTCCTCCAAGTCAAAATCCCGAAATAACTCTCTAAAACTATCTGGCGTAAACTCAATATTGTGATAATCACTTCTGTCTTTACTGCCCTCACCTTTGGCATAATCTGTAACAATAACCCCAAACTTTCTAACTTTTTTCATTATCTCTACCATTGACTGGACATCATCTAAATGCTCAATAGTATTGAGCGAGTAAAGATAATCAAACTCCATACCTCGTTTTGCAAACTCTTCTACCTTCTGAATAAAATATTCGGCTGACACATTATGCTCCAGTGCATAATCGATCCCTGTCTTTGAACTATCAACCCCGTAGCACTTAAAACCCCATTGGTCTAAAAATGACAATGGAAGTCCATCACCACAACCAACATCAATAACACTACCCAGCTCTATACCCTTAAATGGAGCTAATGACTGATTAACTAAATCAAAATAGTTGGGAGTATTGTGATACCACTGCCAATGAATATCCCCTTGCTCATATTTATTATAATCTTTTGCCATGTTTTTCCTTATAATCATTAATTACCCAAGTAACATATTCATGCCACTCCTTTTCATACCGATCCCAATTAAATAATTCGATAGCTGTCTTTTTACCTTCCTGACCAATTTTTATTGCCCTCTGCGGATCATTGATTAACTCCTCAATTAAATCCACTACTGCTTCAGGATTTCGTTTCACTAAAAAGCCATTTACTCCATCCTTAATAAACGTATCTGCGTCTTGATGAGGAGTAGTGAGCACACAAGCTCCCGACAGCATTGCCTCAGTCCGACTTCTAGGCATTGGCGATTCCCTCGTTGGATTAAAGTAAAGCAAACTCCTGCCCAAAAAATCACGATAGTCATCAAAACTCTGCGCCTCCCAGTCAACAGTAATATGACAATGATAAATATCTCTTTGCTCCAGACCATCTTTGACGTAATCCAAGAATGTCCGGTCATAGTAAGCCGGGAATCCGCCCGGCGAAATCATTGTTACTACTCTTGGCTCCTTTGGCAGATCCCGCCATTCACTCGCATCCATACCATGAATAATCGTTCTTGCACCATGCCGATTTTCCCAGCCCCATTGTTTTAACGCCCTATGCGAATTGACTAAAGCATAATTATCACCAAGCAACTCATTAACCTTATCAATCATCACCTGCGGATTTTCAAACTTTTCAGGATAGTAAGGCGTTCCATGCATAATGACGATTTTAGGAATATCAGTAATCACTTCATTTAACACCCGATACATACTGCCTTTGCCACGCTCGAGTATATCTTTTTCCAAACAACCCTGATCAAGATGCAAAATTGCCACATCGTATTTGCCCGGCTCATACTCATCTACCCAATCAAAGTATTTAGTAATATCGCCACGTGGTCCATTATTATATTTTCTTAAAAAGTTTCTTAGCCAATACCATTTTGCCCACGGGAACTTTAATTGCTCGTACTGATGGCCGATATGCCATGGATGGTCGAATATTTTGATTTTATCCATATAAAATTATTTTAACTTTCTAGATTTATGGCACTTGCATTTACAAACACCTTCTAGGAATCCAGCATCATCTAACTTATAAACTATACTTTCATCCCTCGATCCCAGTCCCCGAAACCTATAAGTCTTACCACCACATTTTTCATGCTCTGTAGTGTTTTTTAATTTATTAAAAATACACCACAAGCTTTTTATTTTAATCCTAGTTTCCATAAAATTAACTTTGAATAAATTATATCTTGCCTTCTTTGGTCTGTTTTTTTACTAGACCTCATTTGCTTGGCTATAGCTGACTGCACAAAAATTGACTCAAACCCTTGCCACCTAAACCTTGCTCGAAGTTCCTGTGACAAACCTCCATACCGATCAATTCGCTCATTCATCATTCCTGCCCTAATGAAATAATCTCGCCTGATAAAACTAAAGTTTTCTACAAATGATGTTTTCTTGCTTCCTTTATCACCAAATAACCAAACCTTACTCTTTTTATGATCATCCATAACCTCTAAAAATGCACTAATAGCATCATCATTTGGCAACATCCTACTATCGCAAAACATTAGATAATCACCTTGTGCTTCAATCACGCCATGATTTCGTGCCTCTGCTAGTCCATACTTCTTTTGTCCATCAATATAATCAACTTCCATTCTCACGTACTTAATAGACAACTCAGGTATTTGATCCCTTAAGTTGCCAATTAAGTTATCCGTTCCATCATCAGATCCATCATCGCAAATCACTAATTCAATATTTGGATAGCTCCAACCTTTGGAGCTGTGGACTATATTAGCAATCTCATGACCATTATTGTATGTTGGTATGATCACAGACACGAGCGGACTATCAGGATACATTGTTTTGTAAAAGACCTTTTGAAACTCCCAAGCCATCCGCTGTCCAGTATGTAATTTGATAGTATTCCACGCCTCCTCTCGAAGTTTCTGTCTTAATTCTTTGTCATCAACTAACTTCTTTATTCCTGCCTTTAATGCCTCATAATCATTAAATGGTACGATCAGAGCATTATTTCCATCACCTAATATATCCATTGCCACACCACTAGGAGTTGTTACTACAGGAACACCACAAGCCATCGCCTCCTGCAGTGGCATTGTGCCCTCCTCATGGTTTGGTCCAGAATTGCCTACGTAAATAGTTATATCTTTGTAAAAATCTTTTCTATCTTCATCAGGAACATTATGGTATGAAAAATCAATATTTGCTTTATGCTCCTGCGGTATTTCATCCCAGTATTTTGGCTTGTCAATTTTGCCCATCATCAGGAGTGGTACATTTAACTCAAAACAAGCACGAGCAACTTCCTTTAGTCCTTTCCAAGGCACTACCCTACCACAATAACCAACAGTTAACTCCTCTGGCTCTTTTTCATTGTATCTAAAATAATCTAAGTCAAACCCATAGGGAACGATTGAAACATTTTTATACCCTGCCTCAGTTAATACTGATGCTGAGTAGTTGGTGTGAACTACATGGTGATCAATATCTTTCCAATCATAAGCCAGCAGATCCTTTTGATTATGGTGAGTTAACACCAGTTTTTTCTCTCTTAACTCTGGCAACGCCTCAAGCAACTGCCGAGCAGTATTCCAATACTGCAAATCCACAATATCCGCCCAGTCCAGATTTTCTCTCACTTCCGCAATGCGATCATCTGTGACTTCCTTTGGATGAACGTACAAAGTCTTGAAATGAAACTGCGGATTGTAGTCAACTGTTATTTTTGCTAGATGTCCGATTGCCCAATTTGGTACATCAACGATTTGAAGTATTTTCATTTTTTATTTAGAAGTTAGGGCTGACTGATTTCTCAGATCAGCCCTTTAGTTAATCCTTGCGAAATGATGAGTTTTTTCTCAGTACTGCTTTTAGCAAACTGAACTCAGACCCCACCTCATCGCCCTTAGCAACGATGCCATTAACGTCCTTTGGATAGCATTTGCCACCAAAGCCACGCTCATCGACAAATACTGCAGTG